TTACCCCCTGTAGTGCGTAGAATAAATTGACCGTGAATACTCACATCACCCGCGAAGGTGACCTTTTGGTTTTGATCGATGCGTAGAGCCTCAATAAGACCGCCAGCGCCATTGTTTTGCGTGTAAAAGGCAATTTGGCCGTCGTCTTTATTGACGGTATCAACACCTGACTGAAACTCAATCAAGGCAACACGATTATTGTTCCAGCGACCATCCAACGATCCTAATGATTGACTAGAACCAGTGCGATCTGCCTTCAATATAACTAGAGGGCCAATGTCGGAATTGTCACCCACTTGCAAATTTCGGCTATCAACTACTACATCGCCAGCGAAGGTGGCGTTCTGACTACTGTCTATCGTTAGGGCTAATACACCATTGGTATTTAGTAACATGGACTGCGCACCCAGAGCAGACAGCGCAAACCCACTGGAGCCTTGCTGCACTGTGCCAGTCAGCCCCGCTGTTGTCTGTGTATAGGTTTGCCTAGCGTCGGATGTCGCCATGCCTGTTAGGAGGCCTCCTGCATTTCCTGTGATTAAACCAGCGAAGGTGGCCCCGGATGCGTCGAGCTGCATCAGCTCAACCCCGCCACGATAAAACTCCATCCTGTCGCCGTTTGAAACGCCCAAACTATAAGTAGCACCAAACTGGTTGGTAAACTCTATACCGCCGTCCAATATCGGAGCGCCAATGAAGGTGCTATTACCGTTAGCGGACACCTCAACACGGCGCGTTCCTGTGCCATCCACTACCGCTTGCTGGTCTGCGGTCACGGTACTGGAAAAAACACCGACCCCCGCGCTAATGTCGCCGTCCTTCATGAGCACACCGTCCACTGTTACACCGGTCCCAGGGGTGACTTCAGTGATGATATCGGCGGCTTCTGTAGGGTCGAGCAAAAACTCGGCTGTGGCTGCACAGTATACACGAGCGGCACCGGAGAGTGTGATCGGCAGTGCACCGGCCCTCGTCAGCACCCCGGCCTCCAACGTTTCAGAAATGCTGGTGCGGGCCAAAATATCGCCAACGCCATACGTGCCTGTGCCAATTTCGTAATTGTCACCGTCTTCAATCACATAAATCACGCTGTCGCCTGCAGTAAAAGCATCAGCAAAGCGAATGTGCCCGGCCATAGCGCCGCCAAGCGTGATGTCGCCAGTGCCTAATGTGACTGTATATTCGCGTACCCTGTTCGCCAGCATGATCAATGTTCCCTAACTGATTGGCATTAAATAAAAAAGGCAGGGCCTCGGCCCCACCTTTAAGTTTTTGGGTGTAGTTATTTCTAGAGAGCGAACTGGATCAGCTTCAGTGCGCCCGCATTCACAAGCGCGCCGCCAATGCGTTTGGTGGCGTAAAAATTTACGTTCGGCTTGTTCGAATAAGGGTCACGCAGCACGCGCACACCGTGGCGCTCCACCAGCGTGTAAGCGCGCTGGAAATTGCCAAAAGCGATGCCGTAATTACCCGCTGTTGTGTAATCAGGCATGTCTTCCGCTTCAACAACCGGATAGCCCAAAAGCATATCAGGCTGGCCCTGCATCAGGCCTGCACGCCAAATGAAATTGCCATCAGCGTCTTTCAGCTTGCGCACTGCAGCTAGCGTGGTGCTGTTAAGTACGAAGCTAGCACCTTGCCGGTACCGGGCCTTCAGGGAATGCACCAAATCCACAAGAATGTCTGAAGGATCAGTCGCTGCGAATGCACCAGCAACACCTGTTTTCAAAATGCCGATACCGTCAGTCACCGGGTCATTGAGGAAGCCGGTTGGTTTGTCCACGCCGTCGCCGCCAACAATGGCCGCGCCTTCCTGAATGGCAAATTCCTCCGCCACTTCTTCCTGAAGCCAGGCTTCAGCGTCAAACTGCATATCATCTAGCGCACGCTGGGTAGCGGCAGCGTTAGCGTAAATTTCGCCGGGCGTAATCACCACTTCTATCAGTGTTGGTGTTGCAGTATCCGTGCGGGCACCGGCTTCACCAACCCATGCAGAAGCGGTTGTGCTACCGTCGCTTACAAGGCGGCGGTAGTCGCTGGTTTCAATGGTTTTCACTTTTACAATCGAACGCATCGGCGAGAGGTTTTGAAGCTGCTTTTCAATCTCGGCATCAATCACCTGCGGCACGGCAAAGCCGCCATCGCCGCCAGTGGCCGTAGAAAGCGCCTTGGCTTCAAACGCCTTAACGCCAGCATCATCACCTTTGTGCATAAAGCCATTGATAAAGGCTTGCTTGTGCTCAATCTCATCCGCACCAAATAAGCCATCTTCCGCTGCGCCGGGGCGCAGCATTTTTGTTTCCATGGTATCCAGCCGCTCTTTTAGGTCGAGGATGCCGTTTTCTGCAGCGTCTGAATAATCGTCAATCGCGGCTTTCAGGTCAGTCATTTCCATGAACTATCTCCTATTTATATTTTAAGTTGGATTGCCTTGCGTCGGTTAGCAAAGCCGTTAGGGTTGGCCGCGAGCAATCACCAGCGTCGCGCAGGAGACTTGGCCATAAAAAAGGGCCGCCAGCATCACGCTTGCAGCCCGTTTTTGATTTGGATGCCTGATCGCTCAGACGAAATTAGAAATTAGCACTGCGAAGAATGGCTTACTTCTTTCACTGTCAGAGCATTTTGGTTGCGCACGCCAGCACCATACAGTGTTTTATCTTCATTCAACTTCACACCGTGCTTTTTGTGCAGGTTAAACCTGTTCATCTTCAAGCCGAACATCCCGGCAACACGCTGCTTAACCGAGCAAACTGCTGTGGTTTTCAAATCACCCACATCCATACGCTCGCTGTTGCCGCCGAATTCAACTTTAACCTTGTCGCCTGCCATCGCTGCCGGTGCAATCAGTGTCGCCGCGATTGCAGCTGCCAAAACCAGTTTCTTCATGATAACCCCCTAAAATTGTTCAACTTGAACGAAAAATCTATCGCGGGTAAGCTGAACAATCAATGAACAAATTGCCGCCGTTTGAGTTTTTGTTCATTTTTTGTTCATGGCGGCTGTATTACAGATCAACAGTTCTTTAAACAAAAGGTTGGGGTAACATGATAAAATTTATTTCAGGTGTGGTTGTTGGCATATTCCTTATAGCAATCAGCCTATACCTTATCATGCCTCGCCAGGCATTTTGGTATGCTCATAATTACACTCGGCATGGTTTTTTATCAGTCAATAACAGCTTTGGATTGGAACCAGAATATAATTACGTATTCGGCGCGGACTTAACGGCCGATACGGAATACCCTCATCAGTCTAAGGAGCTGATACTGGTTGCCAACCAGCCAATAGTTTCCCTTACACCTTCAGATATAAGGAAGGTCTGCCTTCAACCCGTCTGGTACAGGACCGACGAGCATCTAGCCAATTTTTATGTACAAATTTACCTTACCCAAAGCGGGAAAAACCTCATAAGCAAAACCCTGAAGCCACTAGAAGGCAAGCATTTGTCCTTTCGTATCAATGGTAACGAGCTGAACACATTTGTTGTCTCGCCAGAGAAACTTGCGCAGTTTGCAACTAATGAAATCAGCACAAAATATGATGGTGATCTTAACTTTGGGGTGCCTTACACTTCCACCTATGTAGGTTTGGTCACAGCTCACCAAATTGCGGGCGACGGTAATTTACAGATGTGCGAGGAGACAGATACTTTCGACATGATCCCGCACTATCAAGAAATATCAGATGAAATTTGGGCCAGCTTCAAACATATGGATGAACTAAGAAAAGACGCTACCGAGCGCCTGCCATAGGCCAAATTCATATCAGCTGCTTTAACTCCCGAATTTGATCTCAGTAACTTAGCCGGCTTTAAAGAACATTCCATATATTGGGAAAACTCATGGAAGAAAAAGAGCAAGAAAAACGTCCTTGGAGGCTATATCCATACTATCGGGGTATGCTCATTGGTATACTGATAACCATAGCGTTTTATGAGCTAGGGAGTTAATCAGCTACCAAATTTTAATACGCGAATTAGCTGACCATTGATGGTTAGACTCCGGGCGCGAACTTGCGGCTCCTGAATAGCATTGAGAGGTAGCTGAAATTTGGCCGAGCTAGGCGAAAGTAATTTATCGGTTTTCTTGCCGGTTGGTCCAACGTAACTCACCTCAATTTCAAAAGGTCCAGGCAAGTCAGCAACAGACGTAAATTTCATTTCAAAACTAGATGGCCTTGTTGGATGCGATGTAATGCCTTTTAAACGATACCATTTCCCCCACCGTCGCAGTGGTAATGGTGGGGCCAACAACTGAAATCGCTCCCTAAAACCTTTTTCCTCTAATTGTAGTTGACCGCCTTTCAACGCCTCTACCATCTCGGCAATTTCAGCGCTTTCATCCGCATCAAAACCGATGGCCTTAAAGCCTTTCGCTGTTATCGCCTTGGCGCGGGAGCGAGAGAATCCGTTGTCTCTGAGCATGCGCTCGAATGACCGCACATCCGCGATGTTGTCATTAAATCCCTCTGTATTTTCCATAGTCCCAAATTCCTTCCTTTGTGATTTCACGGCCTCAACGCGCGCCAGCTCGTTCGCGGGGAACGTCACCAGCGAAACCTCCATCAGATCGGCTTTCATAATGGTGCGCGCGCCGCTTGCCGCGTCGCGGCTGGCCTCTTTGGTTACAAAACCGATCGATAGCCCATTGAGCGCGCCCATTTTCAACAAATCATAGGCTTCTGCGCCCCTGCCCTTCATTGAAAGCTGGCCTTTCACATACAGCCCGCGTTTGTCTTCCCGCACCACATCAAACCGCCCAATGGGTGATTTCTGGTCGTGCTGCCACAAAAGCGCAGGCAGGCCAGCCTTCAGACTTTCCGCAAAAGCGCCGCGCTCTACCACATCACCGTCCCGGTCGCGGTTGCCAAACACCGAGCCGTAACCTTCAAATGTACCGAGTGCTGTACCGCCGCCTTCAGAGGCTTTAATTTCAAGCGGGATTTGCAGCTGTTGTGCATCAGGCAAAGCCTTATCAGTGCAGGCACCGTGCATGGCGTGCTCCTTTTTATGAGACAGAATTTAGGCAATAAAAAACCCGCGAACAGATACGCGTCCGCGGGTTTTAGTGGGTATCTTTTGGGAGAAAAGATACCTGGGAATTCAGAAATTGTTCTTTAATTTGGCAAGCCTGTTGGCAGGTCATCCAAATTCAGCTTTCGCCGCTCCATTGAAGCGGCCAGCGCTGCTTTCACACCAGTTTTATGGCTATGCTTAGAGCCGTCAGCGTGCATTTTTCTGTGGTATTTTTTAGCGGCGGCAATAGAGCGAAAAGGTTGCATGCTTGCTAATTTCCCAGAAACAGCAGCATCGCGCTCAACGTCTTCTTCCGCTTCGTTAACCGGAC